TCTTGATGGTCTGCCTCTATTCACTGTAATCATTTATTTGGTTTTTTAATGCTTCTAATTTTTTAGCATAATAAGCTGTAACAATTTCTACTGTCTCATAATCGTGCTTATCTAAACGAGTTTTTAACAGATAAGGCGTAAGCCCAGTGATGGCACATATCTTTTTAATATCACCATGTTTAAGCATAGCCCGATAATCCTTAACTTCTATCATCTTCGGTTGGGTTGTTTTTGTTAATTAATTCTTGTCCTAGTTCTGTAAGTGTTCTACAAAAAATAGTAAAGGAGTTTCCGTCTTGTGTAAAAGTTACTTTCGCCTCTTCTGTGTTACTAAGCACTAACTTTATAGCTGGTTCTTGGCCATCTATTTTCTCATTAGCTGCTGCGAATACTTGAGGTTCACCATCGTTAAATTTAAAGCACCATTCGGCTGGGAATACGATTGTTTCGCCTTTTACGTCTACTGTTGTGTTGTCGATTAATTCTTGTTCTTGATTTTCCATGTTTATTGTTGTTGTTGGTTAAATAATTTAATATGTCTGTCTATTCCATGAACTGCGGCATCTAATGATGAGTAGTAAGAACTTCTCCAGTAGAACCATTTACCATTTAAAATTTGATTATCCCATTTAATAACCATTCCTTTATAGGTGTATTGTTTTGAGATTCTTCCGTTGCTGTTAACATAAGTGTACTCTTCTTTGATGCCTTTCTTTTTTTGTTCAAGGGTTAGTTTTTTGTTCATTGTTTAGTATTATGGTGTGGTAACTGTAAACAAGACTTTTTCTTCTGATAATGCTTTGCCTAAAGATAGATTTTGATATACTAGATACGCCTTATCGTAATCTTTACCCATAGTTCCAGAAACTATAAGTCCATCTTGCCTGGTAAAATAGAAGGTCTCGTTTAATAAAAAGTCATGCTCTTCGATAAATTGGTAGGTTTTCATGTTAATTGGTTTTTTTGTTTAATTTAGAATGTCTGGTGAAGTAGGTTTTTTGGTCACCGATGACAGTTTTTTTCATGAGCATTTCATACTCAAAGGCATCGATAATAGTCCTTGTGGTGTCGTTAAAGTAGATTTGTTCTCCTTTGCGAACTAATCTACCAGTAAGACTGCAATGGCAGTCAAATGTTGCGGTAATTAATCTGAACATAATTTGTAGTTTTTTGCTTTGGTTTAGTAAAATTAAAGGTTTTTTGTTATTATTTAATATATTTTAGTTAAATTATTGTTAAAGGATAAAAAGTTTTTGTCTATAAAAGATTTTTGTCGGTGCTAGATTTTTGGCAGGTTTTTGCGTACCTATACCCAAGCAGATTTTTGGCTACAAAAGATTTTTGGCACCATATCATGGACATTGCATTATTGTACAATGTTTAGACATCGATGTTATAACATTAAATAGTAGTTTTTGCACGTGTATGCACGTTAATATAAACTAACTTTTTAAGCTATTTACAGCCCTATTTGGACCGCTTTTGTTATTGGTCGGTACATATATACCAGCCGCAAATTTAACCGCCTTATTTAGCCTTATTTTGCTAAATATTCAGCCTCTTTTATTTCGGCTATCTTTTTGGCTGTTGTTTCAATGTTGTAAGATTGGAAAGCGATACCTCCTCCATATTGTCTGTTATGGAATTTACGCCCTCCAATTTGACGTGCTAAATACAGAGCCCTTGAGTAAGTGTCGGCAATCTGTAGGTAATGACATACAAAGCGAGGGTTCCCGTTGCTGTCATTGTTTACTCGTGTGAACATGTGCTTAATTTTTGGTTAATATAAAAGCCCAAATGAATGGGCTCTTATTTCGGCTAATATCAAGCCATCATCAGTTAACCTAGTGCTGGTACAAGATTCTCAACCTCGTTTACTGGTATTTTATGGCACCCCACTAATAAAGTATCATTTTCAAGGCCATTAAATCTATATTGTCCTATGTGTTGACCAATTAACAAAGTATTATTTTTTAATCTTTGGTAAGCATCAAAAAATATATTTTTAGGCATTTTAACCCCTCCAGAGGTCTCAATTTGTTCTGTTTCTTTGTTAAATCTTAAAAGGTTTGTTCCAATACCCCAAACTGTAGAAACCTTAAAGTCTCTAAAATGCTGGATTTTGTCGGCTGAATCAGATAAAGCCTTTTCAAATGCTATTCTTTCTTTTTCGGCTCTTTTATGTTGCCAATTTATATAAGATTCAGAATTTGTATACTTAAAAACAAAATTTCCTATGTTCATAAATCTTTCGTGTATTGACAAACCTTGTACTTTTGGCAAGGTAAAAATTGATAAATCTTTGAGCTCGTAAAATTCGCAATAATTACGAAAGCTGTTTAAATATACATTTATTAAATTAACATATGCCTCTTTTGATTTTGTTGCCTTAACTAATTTTTGTTGAGTTTCCTCGGCATTGTTTAAATAACTAAGTAAATTATTAGAGTGCATCATTATTGATGGCATTGTATCTGGAAAGCTATCAACGTTAAATACTGGATATTGAGAGGGAATAGCACGTTTAACCAAATATTGGTGCTTATATGTTGTATTTGAATATCTTTTATTATTGAATAGAACCGCCTTTTTATTGTTGTGTTCTACTATTTGTGCAATCTTAAAATGATAGCCATAAGAATAAATAGACTCATTTTCAAAAAACATTGACGAGCCTTTGCCTTGTGCTTGTTGCTGATTGGCCCAAATGTGTGTTAATTCTGGATTGTTAAATTGTGTTTTCATTGTGTTTTGTTTTGTAGTGTTTAAGATTGTTAGTTATTGTATTCGTTTTGATAATATTCAGCCACTTCAATTATTTTGTAGATTAATTCCTCATCAGTTAAGTAAACTAATTCAGAGCTGTCAAACTCATCAGTTTGTAAAGCCTCCAATTTTTCTACTAAAAAACGTCTTGAAATTGTTTCTGTTTGTGTTTGTGTGTTTGTCATTGTGTTAAGGTTTTAAGGGTTATTTGTTTATTATTCTATATTGTGAGTAGTTAAAAAATACAGCTAATCTTTGGGCTTCCTCTTTTTCAAAAAATGCTAAAGCCCTCTTTTTATCTCTTGACTCATTTGGCTTATAGTGGTTTTTTAGTCCTTTCATAAATTGTTGATTACTATACTTAAAATCTCTTTTGATGAAGAACTCTTCATCGATTTCTCCTCCATCCATTGAGTTGGGATATACGAGAATGTCATCATCATAAAAGTTCCTAACCATACTTGTGTCGTATAGTATGACTTTCCAAACTGTGTTTGTATCGGAACCGTAGTCAATCCAGGCGATTGCTTTACCGTACCCAAGTGGAGTATGTACATCAATAGTATTTTTTAGTTGGTAAATCATTTTCTTATTAGTTCTTTAATCTCTATTATTGTCATGGCTGTGCAATAAACAATAAGAAAAACTGGTACTGAAATAAAGAAAAATTTTAACATTTGTAGTGTATTTTTTATCATACTATTTAGTTTTAGGCATTATAGGTTTTACTACTTTCTTCTCAGTCTTTTCAAGCCAATTTAAGACAGCATCTGCTCTTTCAAAGAGTTTACTATCCATCCCTTGGCCTAATGATACCCATAGGGCAAATTGCTCGTTAGTCATTGTTGGTTGGTTCATGTTATTTCTTTAATGCGATTTTAAATGTTGTTGTGCTATACTTAGGAGCTGGATAAATCATCTCGCCAGTCTCTGGGTCTACTAAAGGGTCTTTAATAGTTTTAAGTAAAGTTTCTCTTTCTTTCTGCTTATACTTTATAGCTTCTAACTCTTGATTCATTTTAAGCCATGTATGGTCTCCATCATAGGCATATTTAACTCCAGACTCAAACTTACTTACTTCGGCTCCCAATACCTCTGCTTTGCCTTGTGGATGACTTGATAGGATTGTTATAACATCTTCTTTTAAATCAGTTCTAATGCCATCTAAAAGCTGTATTAAAGCCTCTGCCTTAACTAGCATCTCAAGAGGATTGTCTCCAGTCTCTCTAAAATGAGAAACAATAGTTTGTTTTAGTAACTCAATACTAAATTTTGTAGGCTCAATAGATGATAATTCAATCTTGGGTAATAATGTAAAACTCATTTTATTTATTTTTTAGTTAATGATTCTTTTTTCATAGACAATAGTTTTTTTAGCTGCTCGTTTGAATCGAACACTTGCTTATAGCCAAAATAGATGTCAGTTAATTGTTTCACCTTAGTGCTATTTGCTATTTCTACTTTTATAGCATCAATGTCAACTTCTTCTTCATCTTCTACTATTTCTGCTACTACTTCTTTAACTGGCTTGTTAGGTTTTTTAGGCTCTTCTGGTGCTACAAAATCCATCTCTTCGGCAGGAGTTGCTTCAAATCCAGCAGACTTCATTAACCATGCAAGTAAGTTACGATACGCCTTACCAATAGAACGAGTCTGTGCCATTGATAAGATTGCATACTCATCAAACTTCTTTTTACTATACTCAAAGTTTGAGCATATAGCAACTCCAGTGGCTACTAATTGTCCAGTGTTAATGTTTCTAACTTCGCACTTAGACATATACTTAATTTCTACTTGACCAGGTTCTGTGCCTCTTCGAGTTAAGTCCGTAGTTTCTGTGATAATCGGCATTAACCCTAATGAGGCTCCAGCGAACTGCCATCCTTCAACATTAACGAATTGCTTTCCTTGAATGTTGCTTGACAATCCTTTTTCTTTGATAAGTTTTGCTAATTGATTTGATAGTTCAAGCATATCATCTGCTTTAATCAAATCGTACATTGGTTTAGTTATTTGCTGTTCCATTTTTTAGTTGTTTTGTTTTTGTGATAAATTGGTTAGGGAAAAATTGCACATGATTAATTGGGTTCTCATCCCAATAACTAACTAATAATTGCATTAGTTTATAGGATGCTTGATTGTAGTTCATCTCATGAATTATTTTAGCTACGAATAGCTTTTGCTCTTGCTCTGATAATAAGTGGAATGTAGATATCATAGTATTTGGTTTTATTGTAAGGCGTATATGTTATTTGGTGTAAATAATTGGTCCATAACAGCATCGTATTTTTCCATGTAGAATGGTATTACTTCGATGTCGTTCACAAATGTGTGAATCCCATGTAGTATAGTTGTTCTATCCCTTTTAAAATGAGGAGCTATTTGAGCAGCTTTTTGGCAGTATGCTGTATGCAATATGTAGTATGCCATATTACGAGCTAAAACTAACTCTCTATTTCTCTTAGGACTTAACAAGTTTTTCATCTTTATTTCAAATACTAAGGTTACCGTTTCGATTAATTCGTTTATTAACTTGCGTTCTATCTTATAAACTTTGTTAATGTTTAAAGATTCTCTTGATGGTCTGCCTCTATTCACTGTAATCATTTATTTGGTTTTTTAATGCTTCTAATTTTTTAGCATAATAAGCTGTAACAATTTCTACTGTCTCATAATCGTGCTTATCTAAACGAGT